GGTTATTGCCAGCAGCAATGATCTCGGCCAGATCCGACCAAATGCACAACAGCTCTTCGTGAGTGTAGTGGGTTTTGTCTTTGGTTTTAGATCTGGCCATACATAAATGCTAGCTCTTAATCTGCACAGGCATTACAAGATACGTTACACCATCTACACCTGCAGGCGTCAGTACCACGGGGGTGGTTGCCGCATTGGCTGACAGTGTCACGGCGTCATGGCCTTTGAAAGCCTTGAGTCCGTCGAGGAGGTAGTGAACGTTGAAAGCTAGGGCGAGTTTGCCGGTGGTGCCGGTGTACTTGATGGCTTCGGTGCCGTTGCTGCCGTCGGAGTCGGCGGTGATAACCATGGTGTCCTTGTCACCGATTAGCAGGTTGACGACGGAATTGTGAGCTTCAGCCATAAGTGCTACACGCTCTAGCGCACGGGTAAGGCGAAGGCGATCAAGGGTGATGGTGTGCTCAAAGATTGGCGGGATGAGCTTGGCTACATCGGGGTATGTGCCATCAAGGATGCGGCTGTAGATGGTGATGTTGTCGTCGGTTGTGATGACGGCTTGACCACCGGCATGGGCGATGGTGACGGTGTGATCCTGCAGCAGGCGCATGGTGCTGGCTGGCAGGACTAGGTCAATGCCAGAGGGCAGGTCAACGGCGTATCGCATGAGGCGATGACCGTCAGTGGCCTCCATGTGGCCATTGGCAAGGTGAATGCCCTGCAGCAGGGCTTTGGATGCATCAGTGCTGGCAGCGGTCATGCAGGCGCGTACACCAGCCGATAGGGCCAGCTCGGCGCTAGGAGCCTCCACAGCAGGCATTCCGGGGTAATCCGCTGCATCCTGCACTGCAAGGCCGTAGGAGCCGCTGGAAGCCGTCAGGCCGCCGTCGTGCAGCGTCACAGCCTGATCGGCATCCATGCGGCTTACAAGGCCAGCTAGGAGCCGATATGGCAATGCCACAGCGCCTTCGGTTTCCACGACGGCTGGTGCGGTGACGGTGATGCCTAGGTCGAGGTTGAAGCCGGTGACGGACATGATGCCGCCTGCGGCTTGGATCAGGCAGCAGTCAAGGATGGGGTGACTGCTGCGAACACCAATCGCTGGTGCGATGGTGCGGAGAGCATTGTCGAGGTCAAATTGACAGGTTGTGAATTGCACGGTTGAGATACCAGATTGCTTTGCGTAAATCTTCGACGCCACCTTTGCGATCAGTGCGCCAGATGTATTTGATGGCATTGCCACGGCAATAGCCGATGAACTGCTCAGGGGTGAGCGCAGCTTCGATAGCGTCGATGCACTCGATGGTGCCAGCGGTGTAGTGACTGGGGTGGTTAACCGGATCAGACGCTGGCTGCTTCAGCAAGGGCGGCAATGATTTGTTCATAGGAGTCTTGAAAGGATGCAACCAAGTCCAGCGGGATAGGTGTGGCGTCATCTTGGGCATTATCACGAATGGCATGGGCGTAGGCGAGTGCCTGCGTCATGGCTTCATGGAGTCGGTTGATGACTGGCGTCTGCTTGGCGCTGATGTTGATCAAGTCGGGTGATGACATATGCGACGAGGGTTTCCACTTGAAGGCGTGGCAGATCACCGCGCATGTAGGACACGGCATCAGCCACGAGCGCATGGTACTCCACCGTGGTCAACCGTGGCAAGCCACCGCTTAACGCTCTGTCACGGATGAGCGCCGTGCGGTTGGTTCCAGCAACAGCAGCTTGGCGTTCCAAGTGCTGGATGTCTTCGGGGTTGAATCGGACTTTGATTTCTTGCATTTTGCAGCCGTCTGACCTGTTTTCGGAGGTTTGGACGGTTGGACGCCTGTCGTGGACTGGCTTTACCCAACCGTCTAACCAACCTAACCTCTTAAGAAGAATAAGTAAAAGGGGGAGGAGGGGGGTTAGGGAAACTCTTCTAGGTAGGTCGGTCGGGTTGGGAGGTTAGGACGGCGTAAAGCCAGTGCCTGACTGCCGTCTAACCGTCTGACCTGCTGTAATACCACCTTCTACGCCCTGTCGCCTCTCGTTTCTTGACCCAACCGAGATCCTTAAGAATGGATGCCACCTGCATCTGGTCAGCACGGCTTTGGCGCTCCAGGGGCTTCTTGATGGCATACTCCAATATCTCCTCGGATGTGAGCAGTTCAACCTTTGCGCGACGGTCAAGATATTCAATGATGGGACTACGCCATGGGGAGTCGATTAGGTAGGTGTTGTTCTCTTCAGTGATGCGATCCTCCATTGCAGCAGGTAACCGACTGGATTCACCATCGCGGTACATCTTGACAGCAGCAGCCCATATGGCATCACGCTCTAGCAATAGTGCAGCGGTGTTGATTTGATCCTGTTGGGTCTTGGTGGTGGGGATGACCCAGAAGCGGCGGTTGCCGGTTTCATCCACTAAAAAGCCTGCGGTTTTGTTGGTTGTTCCAACGATGATGCCACGGCGTGGGAATGATTCAACAGCCTTGCCATAGGGCACGCGGAGTAGGTCTACCGCTTGCGATAGGAATGCCTTCACCTGTCCGGCGTGCTTGCGATTGGTGATGTGGTCTAGCTCAGCCCATTCCATCATCCATGAGCGGTGGAGCACCATGATGTCGTCTTTGGTTGTGATGTCACCAAGCGCATCGCTGAAGAATGGACCACCTAGGCACTGCCAAAAGCTGGATTTGTATGCACCTTGATCGCCCATGATGACGCAGGCGGTGTCATGCTTGCAGCCAGGATTAAAGGCACGGGCTACTGCACCGATAAGGGTGCGCTTTAGCATCTCGTCGTAGATGGTGGGTTCTTGCTGGACCTCATCATCGGGCCTGAGGTAAGTGGTGGCCAGTCGGTCGATGTATGTGGGTTCAGCGCTGTTGGCGCACCATTCGAGGTATTCGCGGACGGGGTCGTAGAGGTTCTCATTAGCTACCTGCACAAGACAGTCGATTGCAAGCTCTTTGCTGACCTTGTAACCCATTTCCGCCAGCTTTAGGTAGAAGCGGTCGGCACCTTCTACAACCTGCTCTTTGATTTCAATTTGCTGGGTGAAGATGTTGTAGCGGATGTCATCGCATTTGCTGCGCAGGAATGCCAACAGCTCAGCGGTTTCCAGTTTCTCCGGTTTGGTGATGATTGGCGGGGTATCATTCTCACGACTTTTGCCACCCACAACGCGCTTGACAACGGCGGAACTCCGCCAGCCATCTTTCTTGGCCATGTCGCCAAGGGTGCCAAGGGTGATGCCTGACTTCTTAAAGCTGCGCCACTTGCGCTGGCAATCGCTGGGCTTGTGCTTGCCGGACTGCGCTGACCATTGCTCCCAGTCATCTAGGAGGGTGTCATCACCAATGCTGTGGAGCGCCATGCCAACGGCCAGCCAGTCATCATAGTCATCAGCACGGCTGGCGTCTAAGGCATCGAGGTATGACCGCGCCCTAGTGGTGTCATCGGTGCCGGCGGCACGCGGCTCCGGTGCTGCTACCACTGCAGCAGCCACAGGCTTGAGCATCCGCTCCAGCAACTCGGGCGGTGCATCAGCAATGGGCAGGTCGCCAGGGGCGTAGCCGCGCACCCAGCGGTAGCCGGGCGTAAGTGGGTGGTCTCCTGCTACAACGGATTGGCAGCCAGTCCAGCGGAGTTCAACCTGCTCGGGTTTGCCTTCGGCATCGGTAACGCCGGTTTTGTATTTGCGTGTGGCGATGCCATCCCAGTAGTGCTCCGGCACTTGGTAGATGACTTGAAACCTGCCGTCGCGGCCAGAGGTGACGGTCCACGAGCGCGGCAATGACGACATGGGGCACCCCCAGTCGCGGAGGATGGTGCTGGCCGACTTGCCGTCGTGGTCAAGGAACAGCAAGCCACCTGATGGCACGCCGCAGCAAACGCCGATAGCACGAGCGCGACCGGCTTTTAGTTCGGCGGCCAACTTGGCTTTGGATAGCGGCTTCTTCTGCCATTCGGGCTGGTATGGTCGCTTCTCGCCGTCAACCGCAACAAATCCCCAGCCGTCAGGTAGACGGGCTAACTCATCGTGGATCGTCATTTTGTTCCCGGCAGGATGCCGTCCACGTGCAACCGGAGTGCTTGATCCAGTAGCAGCCGTATAGCGGTAGCGCGATTCATGCGATCACCACGCCATGAGTCAAGACGTTGCAGTTGCTCGATGGTCAGACGTATATGGGTTGGATGGCTTAGTCGCACGGTGCTGGGCTAGGTGCTTGCACACTGTAGCAGCGGCTGCTACGCTGGCAAGGCCTGACACGGCCTATGACTTACCAAGACTTTATTGATTCCAAGTCCAGCGCCTGCAAGCCAGCAGGATTTGACCCGCAGCAGTTCACCGCATTACTGTTTCCGTTTCAGCGGGACATCGTGACCATGGCGTGCCGCGTAGGCAAGTTCTGCATATGGGCTGATTGCGGTATGGGTAAAACCGCCATGCAGCTTGAATGGGCGCATCAGGTGCACCTAGAAACCGGCGGCAATGTGCTGGTGTTAGCGCCGCTTGCGGTTGCGCATCAAACCGTCCGCGAGGGCAGCAAGTTCAAGATCCCGTGCCAGTTTGCGGCAACGCAAGATGAGGTGAAGCCCGGCATCACGGTGACCAACTATGAGAAGTTGGCGCACTTTGACGCCAGCAGCTTTGCAGGCGTGGTGCTCGATGAGAGCAGCATCCTTAAGGCATACACCGGCAAGACCCGCAATCAGATCATCGAGTCATTTGCGCAGACGCCATACCGCCTGGCCTGCTCAGCTACGCCAGCACCTAACGACCACATGGAGCTTGGCAACCATGCTGAGTTCGTAGGGGTGATGACGCGCACTGAGATGCTGGCGATGTTCTTTGTGCATGACGGCGGCGACACTGCTAAGTGGCGGCTCAAGGGTCACGCACGAAGCAAGTTCTGGGAGTGGGTGTGCAGTTGGGCGGTGACGATCCGCAAGCCATCGGATCTGGGATATGACGATGGCGACTTTGTGTTGCCGGCACTGCAGATCCAAGATTGCACGGTGGAAACACCACGCGAGGCAGTAGCAGATGATGCCGGCCAGATGGCGTTATTTGCCATGGAGGCCCGCAGCCTTAACGATCAGCGCAAGGTGCGTAAGGCCAGCCTGCAACTGCGGGTTGACGCTGCAGCGCAGCTTGCCAATGGCAACGGTGAGCAGTGGTTGGTGTGGTGTGATTTGAATGACGAGAGCAAGGCGCTGACTGCTGCCATCAATGGCGCTGTCGAGGTATCAGGCTCAGACTCCGACGACCACAAGCGGCAAGCGGCCATCGACTTTCAAGATGGCAAGATCCGCGTATTGGTCAGCAAGCCCAGCATCTTTGGCTTTGGTCTCAACTTCCAGCGGTGCCATAACGTCGCATTTGTTGGGCTGAGCCATAGCTACGAGGCTTTCTATCAAGCCATCCGTAGGTGCTGGCGATTTGGGCAGCAGCAACCAGTTAATGCGCACATCATCTACGACGTAGGCGAAGGCCGCGTGATTGAAAACATCCGTCGTAAAGAAGCGGACAGCATCCAAATAGCACAATCAATGGTTGAAATCATGAAGCAACAAACCATGGAACAACTCAAGAAGATCCAGCGGCAGGTGATGCCACATGTCACTGAGCACAAGTCAGGCGACAACTGGGACATGTACATGGGCGACT